AAGGAAAAGTTGCGGGTGACGACAGCCTTGATCGTTCGTGGCTGTCGCACCGCAGCAGTGTGGAACCGATGCGGGTGGTATGTGACTGTTTCAGCGAAATGCTCGCTGTTCAGAAACACTGTGCCCGCATCAGTTACAATCCGGCCTGCAAGACTCATCGACGTGACACAACCTTCACATAGTCGACTGTCAGCGCGTCTGTGTTGCTGTCGCTGGTCTTCTGAATCTGAAAGATTGGCTGCAGCCCGGATGAATACGCTGACATCGTGAACGTTTCAGTACCGACCTTCACACCGTCAATGTAAAACTTGACGTCGGACTTGCCGCCGCTGAAATCGATCACGAATCGTTTGTATGTCGAACTGAGCGAGACGCCTGTCGCGTTATCGTCATTGTCCGTTGTTCCATCGTCGGTTTCGACGACGACTGCATTGCTACCGGCCAGTTTGAAAAACGCATTGGCTGCAACAGTGTCCGGATCATCCGCACGAGCCGAACCGAGGCCCATCACAATCGTTGTTGCACTGTCGAGAGTGGCGGTAACCTTTGCCCGGAATTCCATACGAATGATGGAATCGATATCAAAGTCCAGAGCGTCGTTGAAATGCAAGCAGACGTTTTCAACTTCCGTCGTGGATGCCAGCGTCAACGTCGCTTCGCTGGTGCCCTTTGTATAGGTCGGAGCACCGGAGCTTGATGTGTCATCTACCAGCCAAGCTGTGGCTGGATCCGCTGACGTCGGGAAGGCCGCCACTGCCCCGTTGAAATCATCATAGAATTCCTGAAAATCCTGAATACCAGCCATCGGCTTTTACCTTTCAAACAACGGTTGTCGCATTCCGCTACGTTGTGGAGATGCTTTTTCAAAATGCCCGGCTGACTACACAGCCAGCCGGGCGAGATCATTCACCCGTCGATCATGCACCGTTGTGCTTGTACAGACCACGGTAATCAATCGCAGCAACACCGAACGTCTGACGAACCTTGTTCTTGTAGACGTCCTTGTCGAAGTCCCATTCAGATTCAAGAACTGGAGACTGTTCGCCTTCCAAAAAGGTAATTTCCACGGTGTCGACCTGGCTGTTGTTCGCTGCCAGGTACCATGCCGTTGAACTGTTGGCGTCGAGCAGTGGCTCAACGATAACTTTCAGCGGTCGGTCTCCGTTTGGTCCGTAGATGTTCTTCGTGTTGCTGTTACCAGCGGCAGAACCACCAACAGACGGATCCGCAATAGATCCCAGCAATTGCAGTGCAGTTGCGCTGATAGCCGCTGGCACAATCAGAAATGCAGGCTGAATGTTCAGAATGACGTCTGAACGCAGCCCCTTCTTCGTCATCATGCTGATGTACGCAGTGTTCAGAGTGGAAACACTCGGAGCACCGGCACCAGTCGCATAGTTAGCGTGACCGCCTGTAGTGGTTTGTGCTGTCGCATTGAACAGCAACCCGGCATCGGCCATTGCTGCATTGGCAGTCAATACACCATATACCGCCTGATTCTGCAGACGTCGGCAGGCGGCTCCCTGCATTGCAGGGATACGGCTGATCGCGTCCAGATCATCATTCACAACGGTTTCCCATGTGATCGTGAACATGTTGCCGTATTTGTTGACTTTGTAGGATTCCTTTGCATCGCTCATCGCTGCGTCGGGATATTCCTTGCCTTCCGGAACCATTTCCGGTGTGCCCATTTCACTGAAGCGAATTCGATTCAGTGTCTTGAAGTCGCTGGTAGTTCCCGCATCACGTGCCCACATCGACCAGGTATAGGGAGCTTCCTCGTATCCAGCCAGAAGGGTCTTGTTTGCCGCATCCAGCAGCAGGTTCGCGAAACTGCCGGTCGTGTGGTACGCATCACGCTGGATTCGGAACCGGTTCATCGACCCCGGGTGACCCATTGCCACAAGTGCGATGTCTTTCGGAGCCATCCGGCGAACATCGCAACCCATCTTTTCAGCGTACATTTCAGCCATGCGGCTGAGCTTCATGTTTACGAAGTCCTGATGTCCTTCAGCCGGTTTTGTTACTGCGGCACTGCGAATGCCGCCCTGTCGGAACGTTCGCATGATCAGGCCATCTCTGGCCGCTGCAAATAACTTGTCGTCAGCAGATTCGGTTAATGCCACTCTGTCGGAACTCTGTCCAATCGGTGTTGTTGCCATTTTTTGTAGGATCCTTGCTCGTGCTGTGTTGAGGTCAATGCCTTCATCGCAGAGCGAGTCGGCAAACGATCGTTCGATTTTGTGCTGAGAACACAACGCCTGAATTTCTTTGCGCCGGGTCTGGTCTGCTTTCGCGTAAGCTTGAATGGCTCGTGCGATGGACTTTTCCACAGTCTTTGGATCCTCTTCAGTTGCAGCAACTGGTGCGGCTTCGCTCGCTGGTGCTGCTGCTGAATCGGCTGCCATCACCTTCTTTGCGGGATCTTCCGTCATGGAGTTTTCCACCATGTCTTCTGCCTCTGGCTCGGTGTCTGGCTTCATCTTGCCGACAACCCAGGAGAGAATCTGATTCGGATCGACCATGCCTTCAGGAAGTCCCATTGCCGTAAGCTGGCTCAACAGTGCCTCGTCCATTCTCTCAACCTTTCTTTCGAGGTCTGTATACGACCTGCGTACTGTGGAAAGTTCGTCTGCACCAGTAGCACAGATCGAAGCGTTATGCGGCTGCCATCGCGTGTGGATAACTGCCGGACCATCGATAACAGCCCCGCGACTTGTCGTAAATGACTTACCGTGAGGAATGAACAGTGATTCAAGAGGCAGAGCGGTGATGGAAAAGTCAGTGATATGACCTTCATTCATTCGCTGGCAAATCAACTGAGCTTCCGGATCACTCGCAAAACTGGGAGTTCCGTGTAACTCGCCATTGACTACCTGCAGACTGCGGACGCTGCCGAAGATGTTCCGCACCGTGGAATCGTCATGCGAATCGACAATCGGAATCTGAGCTTGATTCGTGCGGAGAACAACGCCTTCCATCAGCAGTACTTCGCTGATGACATAGCCTCGTTCTTCGTCGTAACGCCGTACCGGGGTCTCTGTGGCGATCACCACATCAGATACACCGTTTCCGTACCCGACCGAGCGCAGAACAACGCTTGTGCGTTTTGCTTTCGGTATTGTTGGAAGTTTTCCCGGCTTACGTGGCATCCGCTGCCATCTCCGTTTCAGGAACCTGAGTCATGTCTGTGTCAACAGTTCCATCCAGTGCATCAGTAATCAGGGCACTCGCAGTCGCTTCTGTCAGCCCCAGTGTCTGTAAAAACACTCGTGCTTTGGTCTCAGTTGCAGTGCCTGCGATCAGCTCAGCAAGGATGTCTTCAATCGCTTTACGATTTCTACCCCACTGCAGCCGCGACATGTCAGACATTTCGCCGGTCGGTTGATTCGCTGTGGTATCTGCAATGGCTGCAGCACCGGTGGCCGATAACTGCTGAGCCTCTGCCTGAGCGGCTTCCACGTTCGCCATGTCGGCGGTAACCAGTCCCAGAGATCGCTTCAGTTTTTCTTCTTTGGCTCGCTGGTAGAACACGTTTCGCCAGTTCTTGCCACGCTGCCCGAGTTCGTCTTGATATGTGCTCTGGAATGACGTCAGTGCGGAATCCGATGCAGATTGCTCGCTTTGTGGGTCGACCCATTCCCATGCTGGCGTCTGCCACTCGACAGCGGTTGACGTTCTGCGATCGGCGAGAATGTCCGTCATCGAGGCAAATCCATCCACGCCAGCCGTTGCAGCCTGATCATTGAACCGGTCCCAAACCGGCTGGCAGCAATGCTGCACCATATATTTCTGCCATCGGCGAAAACGTCGACGGTCTTCAAGCATGCTCGTTCGGCTGCTGCTGTAACTGGTGCCGCTGTAGTTGCGGGAGACGACTTCGTAACTCAGCCCCGTGCCGACGCTGATTCCTCGCAGCATGAGGTTAATCCACGGCTCAGATGCGGAGTTCGGTCGACCGGGATTGATTGACTCGATGGATTCACCTTCGTTCAAATAGGTGACCATCGCCGGTTCGAGATACTCCAGCCGGTTGCCGTTCACGTCGGTTGACTCTGAATCAGTCGACGGCATCAGCCCCGCACCGGGACGGCCATTTGTTTTGATGGCGATACCGAAACAAGAGGCGACTGCGGAAGCCTGAATTTCGTTATCGACGTATACGCCGAGATCCCGCAGCCATGACATGACAGGAGCAAACCACGACACGCCGCGAGTCTGCCCGATACGATCCATCCGGTACAAATGCAGAATGTCTTTTGCGTCGATGCGTTCTGGTTCTTGACGTCCGGTGGTATATGGCCCGTTTGGATGCTCAGGATAAATCCAGTATGCGAGCGGTTTCCCGAGTTCGTCCAGCTCCACGCCGCGTGTGATGCGGTTTCCGTCTGTGCTGCGGACCTTGTATGTGTCTTTCTCAGTCGCGAGCCTGTCGGCTTCAATCAATTCGATCGCAAGGGGCACCGGGCGATAAATCCCGCGATATTTAAGCGATGGCGTTTTGACCAAATGAATCAGCACTTCACCGGCCTCGACCATCTCACGCTGTGCGAGCTGCTGGATCTCTGCAAAATTCAACCGTCCGTTGACGTCGCAGACCTCGCACCATTCCGACCAAACCTTGTCGCGTGATTCGTTTACGTCTTCAATGTCGGTTCCTTCAGGCGTTTCTACCTGAGATTGAGCAGTGATACCGCAACCGACCACTGAACTGACGATGGTATCAACCACGCCCCAGGCATAAGCGTTGTCACGGACCAGAGCACGAGACCACGCCCGCAGTGCGTCTGCCCCGAACGGCCCGAGTAGCTCGCTATCTGCTGACTGGTTGCGGGGCTTTTTGTTGTTTGTCAGCCGATTGGCTTCCGCCCCCGCATACATGCGTTCAAGCGTGCGCCGCTGCATTGTGCGTCTTACACCGGCTGCCGGTGACAGCATGCCCACAATGCGATCGATGGTGGAACCAATCATCGACTGGTCCTCTGCATCTTGGCAAGGCGAAACATTCCGCCGCCCGATTCGCGGTCGACCTGCGTCTGCAACATGTTTCGCTGTTCGAACAGCGTCGACAGGTCGAGTGCAGTTACCGTGCGCGATCCGATCGAGTACGATGAGGCACCGCCGGTCAGCAGTGCTTCAATCGCTGCGTCAATCTGTGCCAGCAGTGATGCGGGTGTTGCCATGCCCGCAGTGTCGTTCCACTGCGGTGAAATTGGCAAAGATTACTGGCGGTGATATGCTATGGTGTGGTAACGTGTCGGCACACTTTTAGGAGAGTGGTCATGAGTAAAACAGCAGCTGGCGTGATTTTGGTGGCAGGTCCAATTGTCGCGTTGCTGGGTGGCGATATTTCAGCCACTGCGAATAACCAGCCGTCAACACCTGATACGGACTGGTACTATTCAATGATCAACGGATTCGGCATCCTGCTGATTCTGACCGGGCTGGGAATGTTCTTCTATGGGGCGATGCGGTTCGCTAAGAGCAAATGACACAGATTTTACTGCAGTAAAAGGTGCCCATTATGCCTATTCGCATGTTTGGCGACGATACCCCAGTATTACGGCTGGCCTTTGATCATCAGGACGCTATTTCCCAGTCTCCACCACTGGGTACGCAACGTGTAACAGTGGTTGATGGCGAATCGATTACGGAACAGCTTGTGAGTGTTTCGGCACAATCTATGACACCCGGAGTGTATCAGATAACATTACGATGGGAACCTGTTACGCCTGCAATTCCTTGAGGTAGTCGCGCCATCACTCTACCTCTTTCCACGTCGCCCCGCAAAACCCACACTTGCAATACCGTGTGCGGCCCTGCGTACTGTATACCCGAGAACATGACCGCCCGTCAATCTTGGCGTCCAGATCACGCAACGCCTGACACGTGGAGCATGGCTGCGGGACAAACTCCGTCACCCGCGCCTTCGGTGCCTTAACGTTTTCGCAGGCTGTTGACCCATCCACCGGTTCGGCGTTTTGGGACTCCGTGCCGCTGGCCTGCAGGTTTCCCTGACGGTGGTTTCTGTTGTGCTTGCTCATTTGGGTTCTTCTGCCTTGCAGTAACTGAGGGGCCATCCGGGGTTTCCGCTGTTGGTGACAATAGATAAATGCCGCGAGCACTTGCCGCAGCCGCTGACATGTACAGTGCGTCCAGCCAGTGATTGTTTTCGCTGACCTTGTTCCAGTACGTCTTCGTTCCTTTGCCTTCCTTGAACTCGCTGACCAATTCTTCCGCGACGATATGCTGTGCGAAGCTTGTATGCTTCCGGTCGTTTGGCTGCACGAACAGCGACAACGCACCACGCCTCAGAAAGTTTTGCTCGTCGAAGGTCGGAGTCAGGAACCGCTCATGCACGAATTGTTTCCAGAAGTCTGTATCCAGTTCGTATAACCACAACCCCTGTGCTTCCTGGTATGATGCGTGAAAATGGTTTCCGGGCTTTATTTTGTCGGTGGCTGTCGTCTTGTCCCGGTAGTTACCGATACCCTTGGTCACGTAGAACGGTGAACCCTGTACATCTCGCACGAACTGATACGCTGCATCGGTAAACGTGCCCGAGTCGATAAATACCGCATCCACCTTTCTTGGTGATCCGGATGCGTCGACGTATTTCTTCTGAAGTAACTCATCACGCCAGTTCAGCAACGCTCTGTGAATCATCGGCTCGCTGGCTTCGTTGTTCATGGCACGGTCAGTGCCAGTCACTTCGGCTCTTCCATAGTCGATCACACACCCGCCAGCACCCTTCCACCATGCGACCACGACCCAATGACAGAGATATTTTCCGAGGTCTATCGCCGCTGTGATGCAGGACGCATTTGCTGGTAATTGGCCGCGATCCAGTCCGCTCAAACGACCTGCTACGGTATGCCATGTGAGACCGCTCCCCTGTGGTCCGACTTCTTCCGGTGGATCGTTATCGATTTCAGTGGCGACTGCCTTTTCGCCCAGGTCTGCAACTTTGTTGTAGTACGACTGGATCGCTGACAGTTCCAGCGGTTCGCCGTCTTCATGCAGTTTCTTACTGTGGCTTTGTGGGTTGCTGATGATGCAATCACGCTCGATCTCTGCTTGATTGTCACGCCAGAAACGAAACGCTACCCGTGCGTCGGGATCTGTTTCCTCCGTCTCAATTCGCAGTCGCAGATATTCCTGCACCAGATCCATTCGATCCGGCTGCTTAATCATCTTGCGATATCGCTTACCCTTCCAAGATGGTTTCTGTTTCGGATCGGTGAACTTGAACGCTACAGACTTGCGATTCTGGATTGTGCAGAGAAACACACGCGCGACACGTTCTGCCGACGATGCCAGTCCGCCGATATCCTGCTCAATGATCTCCTCATTCTTTTCAATCAATGCATCGGATTCGGCTGCCTGTCGGTCCTCGATATCATCAATGATCGCGATATCTGGCCGCACATCTCGATAGTTCGTACCACGGATGCCGCCATCAATGCCGATGCTCGAAATAATCTGGCCACGGCTGACTGATTCCAAATCATCCGGCCAGTCGTCCGGTAACTGATGCCGTCCGATGGTCGGAAAGATAATGTGATCCGCTGCCAATTCCGCATTGGTGAATTCACCCGCTACGGTCTGCATGCGTGCCCGTGATGACCAGCCGCCGATCGCCTGCAGAGGTCTGCACAGCTCGGGAAAGTCCTGCAGTAACAGTTCCGACTGCTGCAGTTTTTCGCGTACTGTCCGCAGTTCTGATTCACTCTTTCGTTGATTCTTCCCGATGACGATCGGGAATCGCGATAGCCCGGTCAGCACCAAAAACAGAGCGGTGTAAATCGCCAGTTTCGTTTTGCCTTCTCCGCGCGTACCTGCGATTGCCTGATCGCCTCCGTATCGAGCAGCCCGAATGATTGACGTGTGCATGTCGCGACGGTCTGCGGTAAACGGCTCAAAAAACACATCTGGGAAATATGTACGCAGAAACAATTCACCATCCTGCATGGTTGCCCGTCTTCTGTCGCAATTCACAGGGCAAGGGATTTGCAGGTCACGTTCAGACGCTCGCTTCCGTGCCATCCGGTCACGTTGCGCCGTGCGCTCGTCATCCCGAAGCAGCGGCTTTGTGATCGGATGCGATTTGAGCAAGCTCTCCAATTGGGATGTGCTTAATGATTGCAAGTAATTGTAATCGTCGCTGATCATCCAGAGCCTGTTTCTTCAGGGCTACCTCTTCTCGTTTCACGTCCGCCTTATCAGCTCTCACGAGGGCATCAAACGCCTTCACCTTCATCTCGTCATCGGCTGAGTTTTCAATCACATCAAACAGGTCATGGACAGCCTGCCGTTTGCGGTTCTCGCATTGATCAAGCCATCCGCTCACGAGGGCTCTCCCAGTCAATCTG